AGCGGTGAAGAAAGGTCACCTGTGAAAAAAGGTCACAGCACCTGTGAAAAAAGTTCACAAGTCACCTGTGAAGAAAGTTCACACACAATAAACAATATTAAAAACACTATACAAAATACAAATAAAAAAACTACGCAAAAAAATTCGCTCGATTTGCTTGCTGAATTCGGAATCGTTGGTCAGCTTGCTGACGACTTCATCACTCACCGCAAATCCAAAAAAGCGACCATCACCGAAACTGCGCTCAATGGGTATAAGCGCGAAGCTGACAAAGCTGGGATAACGCTGGAGGAAGCAATCGCAATCGCCATTGAAAGAGATTGGCGCGGATTTAATGCGAGCTGGAATTGGCGCGGTGACAGCATAGCAACGGCTACAAACACCCGAAAAACAAGCGCTTTTGCCGATGACGGTTCTTGGGCTGTTGGCAGAAAATTAAATATCGATCCTAAACTCATTCCGGAGGAGTTGAGATGAAAAACGTAATTCCAATGGAGCCCGCAAAAAGTACGGTCACAAAGTCTGGTATTCCCAGCAACGCCGTTCGCTTAATTGACCGGATGTTTGTGCGATTGAAATCCATCTTCCCAGCATGGAAACACGCATTTGATAGCGAGATTGACTACAACGAAACAAAGCAAGTTTGGCTCGAAGAATTATTCAAAGCGGGAGTAGTGAATCCTCAATCCCTAAAACGAGGATTGGACTTAGCGGCAAAATCCGAAAGCCCATTTTTTCCGAGCGTAGGACAATTCATTACTTGGTGCCAGTTTGAAGACTATCACGCGTTGGGCTTGCCGACAGCCGAAGAATTAATCCAGCGTTACAAAAACTACATGGGCTATGCGAGATTCAACCAACACGAATTCGAATATCAATCCAGGGCTGAATATTGGGTGCTCAAGACGCTTTACAACCAATACTGGAATAAACCGCTTGATGACACACTGAAAGCCATCCCAAGAATTTTGAACGAAGCCGCCGAAAAAGTGCGGTCGGGATTTGAGTTCGAAGACATCCCAGAAATGATTGAGCAAAAAATCGTAAATCTCCCACAAGAAAAAACATTAGCACACATCGCCAACTGCAAGGCTGCGCTAAAAGGACAGGCAGCATGAAAGAACAAAAATTTGATAAGGATACCTATCCAACATCACTTTCACTATTCAACCCGGTTCATTCCGAATTTGGTTTCACGATTGATGGCGCCGCACTACCGCACAACGCAAAACTTGAGCGATATGTAACGCCTGAAATGGATTTCTTAACGTACCCACTGCAAAACGAGCGCATTTTCATCAATCCGCCATTTAGTGATCCGTTAAGTTTTATCAAACGTTCCGTCGAACTGTTTGAAAATCACAACTGCTTAGTGGTTATGTTGTTGCCGGTTGACATTAGCACGGAATGGTTTTCTTTAATCACTCAAAAAGCAACAGAAATCCGTTTTATTGTTGGTGGCCGTATTAAGTTTTTAAGTCCTCAAACTGGTTTATGGACTGATGTTTGCCGTGGTAATCATTTAGCGATATTTGACCCACGTCACCGCAATATGGGGCAGGTTATCCGTCATGTTCACATTGACGACCTAGGGGATTTCGAATGGCGAGCCAAAAGCAGAAGAAAACAGTAATCCACGCAGTTAAATATGCGAACGGTGCGGTGGTAGCGGAAACAGACTATGACCGCAATTTACTAAAAGGGCTACCGATAGGAAGTGCGGTAAAAATTACACCTATCGGCAACAATCGAAACTATCAACATCATAAGAAGTTTTTTGCACTACTTGATGCCGGTTTTGAATATTGGCAGCCAGAATTTAGCGTGCTAACACAAGCAGAAGAATGGATAGCCCAAGCGGTCGCAAGGGAAATCGCAGTAGCGGCCAACGATGAAAATCTATATCAGAACGTAACTAAACCGATAGCAGATAGCGTGCTGGCAAAAGTGCGGTCAAATCGCGAATCAAAATTGGATTATGAAGGGATGAAAACCCTTGAATCGTATCTTGACCATGTGATGAAAAAAGCGGGATTTTACGACATCAAACCGGGGCAAGACGGCGGCACACTGAAAGAACGTTGGTCAATTTCATTCGGCAATATGAGCCAAGAAAAATTCAACGACGTGTACAAGGGCGTGTTTGGCGTTATTTGGAATGAAACCCTTTGTAACGTGTACGAGAACGAATGGGAATTGGAAAACAAGATTAATCAATTAATAGGGTTTGGAAGTTAAGACAAAAATGAAGTGTAAAACGAAGAAATGTAAAAACTGCGGCAATCTGTTTTATCCGGCAAATTCTCTTGCGAAAGTCTGTTGTGTTCAGTGCGCTATGGAATACGCCAAAAAACAGGCGGCAGTCGAGCAACACAAAGCAGAAAAGAAACGGCTTAAGGAACGCAAGGAAAAGTTAAAAAGCCGCGCAGAGTGGCTCAGAGACGCGCAGGCTGTATTTAACAAATTTATTCGGTTGCGCGACAAAGACCAGTCCTGTATCAGTTGCGGCAGATACCACGAGGGACAATGGCACGCAGGGCATTATCGCAGTGTTGGAGCTTGTCCTGAATTGCGGTTCTGTGAACAAAACGTACATAAGCAATGCGCACCCTGTAATGACCACAAAAGCGGAAATATCATTGAGTACCGAATCAATCTTGTGAATAAAATCGGCGCAGATAAGGTGGCTTGGTTAGAGCGACAAGACCACGAGCCGAGAAAGTACACAATCGAAGACTGCAAGGCGATCATCAAACATTACAAAGCGAAAATTAAGGAGTTAGAGCAATGAAGCGGTTTGCCGAGTTAACGTTGACAGAGCAGCAAGAAGAGTTCGTCGATGAATGGATGTTTAAATGGGGGGCATGGGTGCGGTCCGGTCGATTAGACAAAGCACAGGTTAATATCATTGCTAAGCTAATGCAAAGCGTAGCATCTGCTGAACCAGGGGAACAAACCTGCGATGATGAAACAGGTTATATGATTAGCCAAATCGTCGATCGGTTCTTCGCAAAAAATGACCGCACTTTGCGCTATATTCTGTTTTCATATTACGTTAATAAAAACACAATTAATCGCATAGCCGTTAAACTGCGTGAAAACTGTGGAGAGATGAAAATGCAGCCGTGCGCCGGTAAGTCAGATATTCGCATTCCGAGCCTTAAAACTGTGAAGCGGAACGTTGAAAAAGAATTGAAATTGGCAAAAGCGATAATTCACGAACTGCTTGTAACTGGTTTCGTTATTCTTCGAACTGGACGACAAAATGTAAAAAATATCAAAATTACATATTGACAAACCTTGTCATCTTGTCCTATCATTTTAATATATGGTGGTCGTCGTGTAAGTGATGTTCACCGCTGAAATTAATAGATGTGGATTTAAACAAACCCTGACTGGTAACAGTTGGGGTTTTTTATTGCCTCGAGAAAAGCGGGGTGGAGATATGAAAATGCTTAAAGATATGGGGAATCAAAGCTACATTTGGTCTAGCTTTTCCGGTTTTTTGGCGTGGCTTGGTGATCAAAATAATTTGATGGTGTTAAGTCTTATTGTTGGGATAGTAACCGCACTTGTTAACGCGTATTCGAAGTGCGCAGAAGGTAAAGCGCTAAAACGCGATGAGCAACGAAAGGACGAAATACACACTTTAACGGTACAGCGATTGAAGCAAGGGTTGAGGGTTAGTCACGATGAATAAATCAATTAAGCAGATTGCCGTAGGTGCTGTGTGTGCGGTAAGTGTCATTGTCGGAAAGGTTTACACGGATCATGCTGATGGTCTTGTTATTAGTAAACAAGGTGCTCAACTTGCTGGAAATGAAGAGGGTTGTCGTCGTGTACCGTATCGCTGCTCAGCTCATGTTTTAACTTACGGTATCGGTGCCGCTGTCACCGGTGGAACAATGATACTTGAAAACAAGCGTTACACTGACGATGAAATAGCTGAGCAATACGCGAAAGACCTAAAGAAAGCGGGCGACTGTATCATGTTGTACTTTAACGGCGCCGAAATGAATCAAAATCAGATTGACGCCTTGGGGTCTGTGGTACACAACCTAGGGTGTGGTGGCGCTCGTTACTACTACGACAAAAAATCGGGTAAGCGGCTTAAAACGCAACTATACAAAGCAGCTTTAGATAAAGACTTTGTGCGTATGTGTAACACATTTACAAACTACGCAAACGTAAACGGAAAGCCACACCCGTCAATCATGAAGCGCAGAATAAGAGAGCGTGATTTATGTTTAACCCCGGTGAACAATTAATTAAGCGGATTAAGTTTGGTGCGATATGTGTTGGTGTCGTTGCGGTTTTGTGCCTGCTCGGCGTTTTGCGGTACCAGTACAACACTATTATTGACTTAAGAGCCGACAACAAAGAGCAGGCGCAAGCGTTATCTCAAAAAGAAAAAGAGATGACAAGACTGAAAGACGAAGCGGCTGAAAATCAGCGCATCATGTTAGAGCTATCAAAAGCGGAAGCAGAAGCACGGAGCGAATCAGATGAAGTTATTAAATCAATCCCGCAAGATGTTAAACGCAGTAATCCTTACAATGCTGCCGGTCCTCGTAATGTTATTGAGTTCTTGCGGAAATGATCCCCGAGCTAACTCCTGCCCGACCATGCCGTCGGCCTACATTGCTCACTTAGACAAAACAGGCTTTGATGGCAATACGTACGGCGACATTACGCAATACTCAGTCATCCTCAAGCGTGAGCGCGACATGTGCTTAAATCGGATTGATAAAATCCGCGAATGGCAAATAGAAAATGCTCAACACTAATCGAAATAATCGTAATGCTTGGCACCATCTATACAACAAGAAAGCATGGAAGCAATTACGACTTGACCATTTAGCTAAAGAGCCTTTATGTGTTTATTGTCAGCAAGAAGGGAGATTAACCCCAGCAACGGTTGTTGACCATATCAAAGCACATAAGGGCGACCTTGGCTTATTTTATTCTCCTGATAATCTGCAATCACTCTGTAAGCTACATCATGATAGCTCTAAGCAGAAAGCGGAATCAAACAAAGTTAACGATATCGGTTGTGATGAAAATGGATTCCCTCTTGACCCTGAACATCATTTCAATAAGGGGAGGGGGGAGTAAAAAGTTCAAGCGGAAAGCCTTAAATACCGCCCCTGGAACTCTATTTTATCGCTATTACAGTTTTTATACCCTTTTTTATGGTTTTATGGAGTGGTTTTTATGGGCGCACGCAA